TTACCTAGCAAGGCGAGTGTTTGACGAGAATTTGACTTGATTCACGTATGACAATAAATGGTCGGCATTTAGGTGTGCATACTTCTGAACCATTTCTATCGTTTCCCATCCGCCTAACTCTTTGAGTACCATTAGCGGTGTTCCGCGTTGGATATGCCAGCTTGCCCAAGTGTGACGTAAATCATGAAATCGGAAATTCTTAATATTGGCTCGCTGCAAGGCGCGCTTAAAATCCCTTCGTGAAATATCATCACGTAGTTTCCCTGTTCCGCTATGAAAAACATAGGGAGACACTTGATATTTCATCCTTTCTTTGATTAGATTAATTGCGTCATCACTTAAAGGCAGAGAACGTCCACGTCCAGATTTTGCAATATCGCCAGTAACTATTGCCATTTTGTTAGCAAAATTAATTTTATCCCACGTCATTGACAAAATCTCCGTCATTCTAGCCCCCGTCAATAAGGCGAACTGGCAGACATCTTTCATCCAATTAAGATTTAAGCTATCTAATAATCGCTCTGCTTCCTTTTCAGTAATCCAGCGGATGCGTTTTTTGGGTTCGCTATTTTTAGCGATATAAGGCACGACATCAATCCAACCAGCTTGCTTTGCCAGATTGATTGCCCGCATAATGGACGAACGATAGCGGTTTTGGGTTGCTGGGGAAAGTATTTTCCCTGTGCGTACAACGTGCGTAGGAATCGCATTTTGAATATCTTCACTTGTTAAAGAACTAAGCAGCTTGTTCCCGATTTCATCGCGCCAATATTTGGCGTGCTGAATTTTGGTGAGTTTGTCTTTTTTATGCTCTGCGTCTTTGAGCAATAAAATTAAGGCTTGCTCCACCGTTTTTTCGGGCTTTTTGTTAAGCTGATCCACTTGCCATGCTTCGTGCTTGAGCTTATCGTGGAGATGTTGAGCTAATTTTTTGTCAGTTGTTTTACTACTGCATCGAACTCGCTCGCCGCTTGGTGTGGTAAAATCGATTTGCCACACGCCATTTTTATTTTTGCGGATCGGCATTTTTGTTTCTCCTGTGTATCACCGACCTTCGCATATAGATCGCTGAGATTTTCAGCTTTTTTGCGATTGCGATCAAGATCGGATTTAAAAACTCGCCACATTCTAGACCCTTCCATTTGGAAAAATCCCCACTTTAATTTATTTTTCCGCACGGTTGTTTCGCTAAGGTTCAAGCACTTTGCAACATCGCGAATAGTGAGCGTTTGTTCCATATTTCCTCCAATAAAAAACCGCCCATAAGAGCGGTTATAATGATTTATTTTAGTTAGCCCACTTCATCTAACTTATTCATCTTTTTGTAAAGAGGATAGGGCGATTTAATGGGTTGTAAATGGGTTTTAAAAATCGTTCGGGTCGTCGTCTTCCTCTAGCTCTATCACATCAAGCCGTTGAATAACTTCAAATTTAGCTAAAAAACGCAGTCTGTTCTCAAAATCACCATCTCTCCATACATACATAACTTCGCGTTCCGGTTCTTCAAACATATCCCAGGAATAAGCGTTTTCTTTCGCGATATGTAAAGCGACATTATCAAAACACCTACTTTCATCTTCCCATGTATTTCCATCATCATTGTTTGTAGGATTGTTACTTTCCAATGCGTAACGATATAAATATTTAGCCATAATTTATTCCTCCGGTGGTTGTGGCAATGGTTGCCAGTGAGTAACTTCGCCATAAAGAGGGATGTAACCAAACCCAATTAGTTCTTGATATAAAGCAACCCCGACTTCTTTGTCTCGGCTACAAATCAAAACTCTTGTATTAGGTTCAGGCAACCGTTCAGAACACTTAATCCAGCCATTATCTGTCGGATAATCAACAATTTCTGGTCTTTCAAGCACATAGTCAAGATCGGTACAATACTCATCTTTCTCTTCTTCGCTTAACTTTTTGCTTTTACATTTAGCTTTACCTAAAACTTTCCCATAAATTGCATACGGTAAATCATTATCCTCATAATATTCATAGTCATCCATATCTTCTGCGAACTCATGTGCATCAGTAGCATCAGCCAAACAACTCTCTTTTGCTTGCTTTAGTGTTTTATGTAATTTAACTATATGGATATCATTTGATACATCGACCGAAAAATATTTTTCATCTCTCATTTTTATCTCCTTAAAACAAAAGGCGCTCACTTGGAACGCCTATTGGATTTATTTGTTTAAATAATTAATCATTCTTTCCCCGATCCACTTAATAACCGGTACAGCCATACTATTGCCGATAGCTTTATAGCGCGGACTATCAGGGCAATCATTCGCAAGTTTGTTACGATATGGGATTTGCGTGTAACCTGGAGGAAAACCTTGTAATTTTTCGCATTCTGAAGGGGTAAGTTTGCGAATGTTTTGGTTGATGCTCATGCATGGAATGTTATTCCCACCTGTCCCCATTCTTGCGGTAAGTGTTGGCGTAGTGCCGTCCTTTTGTATGCGCACAACATCGCGTCGATCTGAAATATCGAACAAAACATTTTCCTGCCCATTATTGCGCCCCAGGCAGTGGGCAGTTGATGTGGAAATAATCGGGTCTTGCGTACCATGTACTACAATAGTTTCAGAGCCACCACCAAGCGCCCCACCACTAGCTTTTACTAGCCCCCCCAATACGGATTGGCGATACGTTCCAAAGCTTCCCTCAGCGTAGCAGGTAAAACCTTGTTGCGTTTTTCCGCACGATTGAGAATACCCTTGCAAGCTTTTGCGCTCAAAAAGTATTTGGGCGACGCTTCTTTCTCTAGCACTTGCCACAAGGAACACGCGCTTGCGTCGTTGGGCGAGTCCGAAGTATTGAGCATCGAGGATTCGCCACGCGATAGTTCGGGACGAATGCACATAACCAGCGTTTGACCATTTAGCCCCTGTTGGTTGCAGTGGCTCACGCTCTTGAACCAATCCAGCCAAAAGGTGTCCGAATGCGTTGTCTTTTGTGGATAGTACACCCGGAACGTTTTCCCACAACAAAACGCACGGCTGCTTACCGTCTTGGTATCTAACATAATCAATAGCCTCTAATATGTGTATTAAAGTTAACGTGAGATTTCCGCGCTCGTCATCTAACGAGTTTCGCAAACCAGCGACAGAAAATGCTTGACAAGGAGTACCACCAACAAGCACATCAGGCGCAGGAATTTCACGGTTTAAGATTTTTTCGGGTAAGGTGGTCATATCACCAAGATTTGGGATGTTGGGATAATGATAAGCAAGCACGGCGCAAGGAAAAGGCTCAATTTCGCTAAACCACAGCGGTTTACTTAAGCCTTTCCATGCCACGCTTACCGCTTCAATCCCTGAACAGATTGAACCGTAGGTAAACATAATGCGGTTATTTTTTCCTCTGTTTTGGATTAATCACAGGCAACACAGGCACAATCGGTTTTGCTGTTGTAGCTGTTGTTGATGGGCTACTGCGGTTTTCATTTATCCAGTCAAATAGTTCCTCCCACGAATCGTAGTCAAGTTTGTGGAATGCGTTATTTCGGTCGCTTGCCCAGCGTTTCAGATGCTCATTAATATCGCGAGTAATTACCTCTCGAGTATTACTGCTTAACACGCTCCAGTAGGTTTTAACATCGTGAATAGTTTCGCTAACGATATAAGTATGTCGTGGCAAGCTGTATCGGACGTGACTAATCATTAAATTTTGGAATTTATGTAAGGGGAGTTTGATGTTAATTTCATTCATTTTCGTTTGCTTTTCTTTTTACGTTTACTAAAAATACGTTCTTGTTTTATTGCTCTAAGCTCAGTTTCAAGCGTCGCATTTTCTCGTTTTAGTTGATTGTTCTCAGCTTCCAGACTTTTAATTAATTCACCCAATTTTCGTAGCTTCAATTCATGGAGTTCGATAGATTTATCAATATGTTTATCCAATCGTCTAAGATCGTCTATCAGGACTTTTTCAGCTAGCCGTTTAAGTAATCTCATAATCTATCCCTAATCCCGCCAAATTCTTTTATTAGGCTATCCACTGTTTTACCAAGCACGCTCGCCATTAAGACAAAGTCTACATCAAAACGAGCAGTTACATCTTCTTTTACAATATCATCGTTCTGCTCGGTGATATTGTCGTCAAATTTCAGGCGTTTAAGCGTGCCATCTTCAACCAAGATAAATTTAAGGTTGTTTTCCCACTCAAGCGCGAGTTTAGAGATCAAGCCATTTTGAACAAGATCGATAATTTCCTCGTCTTCAATATCTTTTTGTTTACAGTGGATAACGCCAAGATCTTCTTTTTCGCGGATTTCCACTTCCTTACGCAAGATTAGCCAATCAGGTGCAGTATCTGTAACCCATCTTGTCATTACTTCACACGGCGCACAGTTAAACGCCAACGGTACTACTGGCAAGCTGCCAAGCGATTTACGCAAAAGTGCAAGTACATCTTCGGCTGTTTTACTTGATGCTGTATCAACAAAGATAAGTTGTTTCAACGTGTCGATATAAAGTGCGGTCGTTTTGATACGAGAAAACGCTTGCGGAAGTAGGGTAGCTATCACATCATCTTTTAAAGATGATCGTTCTACTTTCTTTAATTTTCGCTGTTCTTTTTCTTCAAGTGCAGTGATTCGTTTATTGAGTTCACGATTCACAACTTCCACAGGCAAAATCTTCTCTTCTCGTTTAGCTACAAGTAAGATTTTTCCGTTCGCTTGATGTGCTAAATTTTCGCTGGTGACGAGCGGAGCAGACCAACCGAAATGGCTAACATCTGCTGAACCACACGGAGTAAATTCACATTCTTTGAGTTGTTTTTCGATATTCTCAAAGTCTATTTGTTTTGTTAATTGGTAAATAATTGCATTTCTGAACCAGTACATTTTTATTATTCCTCATAAATAAAAGCCGCTAATTAATAGCGGCAGATTTTAAGCATCATCTTCGTAGTAGTGTTCTTCAACCACGAATCTATCACTACCATAGATAGGTTCTCTATATGGTTTTTTAGTCGTCTTTAACCTCAACAAACTCACCTATCTCATCTAACGTGTACCAAGTATCAGCTTTGATGTTATTTTCACCGACTTTTGATGCTTTGATATGGATTAGCTCGCCATCATGATTGCGATATACACAAACAATAGCACCATTAATACTCGCCTTAGCTTTAGATTGCCAACCAAGCGCAACAGCTATAGATTGCTTGCCAGATACTTCCGCTACCGACTGATCGCCTGTATTAGTCGCTGCCGACCGATAGCCTGTATTAGTCGCTGCCGACCAATAGCCTGTATTAGTCGCTGCCGACCGATCGCCTGTATTAGTCGCTGCCGACCAATAGCCTGTATTAGTCGCTGCCGACTGATCGCCTGTATTAGTCGCTACCGACCGATAGCCTGTATTAGTCGCTACCGACCGATAGCCTGTATTAGTCGCTGCCGACTGATCGCCTGTATTGGACACCTTGGCAGCATCCCAATCAACTTTACCTTTTATCCATTCAACGGCTTTTTTTATCATTTCCGGTAAGTTAATTTCGGTTTCGATCGTGATTTTTGCAGATGCAATTTTTGTATCATCACTATCTTTTGATGTTTCGCCGCTCATTTTAACTACAGCAAATTTACTTACCGCTGGACTGTAATAGCTAAGCACATCAAGCGGGTATTCGCAGGCGTGGAATCCACTCTCACAAGCCTTAACATTACCTTTATGCTCATACGTTTTGCCTATCTCATACTGATAACCCCTCGACAAGCCCAGTCTTGGTTAAACCCTTTATAAGCAATAATTTCTTTGTTTTCTTCAGCCATTTTTGTCTCTCAAATTTAGATAATAAAAAAGCCACTATTGGTTAGTGGCTTGTGGTGTAACTCAAAACGGAATATCATCATTAAACCCATCTTGTTCTGCCGCTGCGCTTAATGGGTCGGGTTTTTCTTTGTCTTTGCTTGGCTGTTGTGTTTCATTGTTTGCCTTGCTGTCTAGCATTTCAAAGGATTGTGTCGCTACTTTAAGTGCGGTGCGGTTATTGCCGTTTTGGTCTTGCCAGCTTTCCTGTACTAGTTTTCCTGTTACGCAGATTTTTGAGCCTTTTTGCAGATATTGTCTTGCTACATCAGCAGAGTTGCCGTGTACCACAATGGGTATCCAATGCGTACGTTTAACTGTATTACCTTGTTTATCTCGGTAATCATCGCCGATAGCAAGATTAAATGTGGCAATTTGCCCGCCATTTTGGAATTGGCGGATTTCTGGGTCACTGCCTAAATGACCGACTAATATCACGGTGTTGGTATTACGTGCCATTAGCGCATCTCCTGTATAAGTTGTTGATAATATTCTTGAGCAATTTCTACCCGCTCTTTGATTTTCTCAATGACTTTCTCATCACGTTTAATTGTGACCGTCGTGATACGTTTTTCTTGGGGGATTTGCTCAACCAAGTCAATGTATCTGTTTGGGTCGTCATAGCTTGATAATTGGTCGTAAGGGGTGGGGAGGAGGATAAAATCAATGTGCGCTTCATCACAATCCCATAGCCACATATAGCCTTGCATTTGGATTGTATAACCTGCTTTTTTCGCTTTTTCTTCTGCCTCGTCAGCAAAGAAAGGGTGTGAGCCAATATCCCAAGAGCATTTAGTATCTATGATTAATTTTCGACTTGGCACATAAATATCGCACTCGCCAGTAATCCAATCGTTTTCACGCCTTTCCGTGTTCTTTTTAAGGGGTAAGCCACGTTTACGACCGCTTAATTTAATGGCTTGTTCTTCCAGTGCGATACCTTTCTCGGTGTATTTATTCCCCTCAAAATCTCGATAACCGAATAAATCAAATTTCACTATCTTTCTCACCGCACTTTTTGCTGTAGCAGATATTCCATTACCGCTTTTAGGCTTTACCATTAAATCAGCCAAGCCAGAGCATTTAGCTTTGAGTTGGTACATTTCCATTCTCAATCGCCTCCAACTCCGCAATCTGCTCTTGGCTAAATTCATAAGCCCCACTATCACAAAGCTCTTGTAGGGTGGTTTCGCCGTTAGCAATGCTTTGTTTGCATTGTTCGAATGTGGCTTCATCAACAACCGCTAAAAATTCCGCTTCTTGAATATTGTCGGTGTAGTTGAACTCTTGATTTTCTACATCTTTCACAACGGCTTGGTCGGCTAATACGGCTTGTTGCATTTCAACAGAGAGTGGAGCTTGTTTTGATAGCAATAACTTAGTTACGGTTTTTAATGCCATTGCCTCGAAGTTATCGTGCCATACGCCATAGCCTTTTTTGAATGTTTGGCTGTAGCGTTGAGCGTGTTTGACGATGTCATCGTGGCTCATATAGAGTTCGGCTGAAAAATCGTTTACTAGTTTAAAATAGGCGTAATAGCCGATTGGATTTTCGTTTTGCTCGGGTTCTTGCTCCCAATCGAACTCAAAACCATTGATGAAATCTTTTTTGATAAGTTGCTTTTTGTACACAGGCAATGCGACTAAGCGTTTAAATTGACCACTACGTTGTGCCAGTTGGATAAAACCTTTATAACCAATTTGGAATTGTGCTTCGGTTTTCTTTTCTTTGTTGTTTCTGAAAGGGACGATGTAGGCAAAGCCTAAGCCATTTTGTAGTGGCAAATTTAGTGTCGCCGCCATACAAGCCGCGTTAAAAATGCTCATTGGATCGGCAGTTTTAAGCATTGAATTGCTGTTGGCAATTTGCATAACACTTGTTGCAAAGGTTGCCGCATTTTTGCCAACAAGTTCCTTAATCTTATTTTGCACATTCGCACTTTCAAAAAATGTTTTAAGCGCAGGTGGCTGTTTATTTTGTTGATGTTGGACTTGGTTTGTCATCTCGCCCCTCCATTAATCTGGGTCATAATCATTCATTCTTGCGTGCAATTCACGCTCGGCAATTTTCTTAATCGCCTCTTGTCTATAAGGCTCATAACTTGCACCGCTACCAATAGCAAGCCAGAAATTATCGTTATCACACAGCATTTCCGTGAGTTCGTGATAATGCGTTTGGTCGCCTTGTTGTAAATCATTGTCAATTTCCGTGGCGACTTCATCTAAGGCGATTTCATAACCTGCTTGCCAATCCACTTTACGTTGGTGTGCGGCATCAAGTTGATAGTAGTAATCATCGGAGGGTTTCATTGCTTTTCTCCTAAAGTGCGGTTAATTTCTGCTTGTTTTTGCTCAACATAACGATACATATCAGCATTAACTTGTGGGGTAAGATTCGCTTGATAGATGCCGTTTTCTTCACGCCATTGCGCTTTGGCTTTCGCACGTGCCTCTTGTTGGATTTGTTCGCTGAGTTCGTTATCGTGCCAATCGGTGGGTTCATCGACAAAACAGTGAGCTATACCGCCAATTAAAAAAGCGATGGCAAAGGCGATGGCTGTTTTACAAAGAAATGGAATAATTTCCGTGAATACATCAGTAAATTTTTGCATTTTTGTTTTCCTTTTTTAGATACATCTGATTACGTGGTATATTGACTTTTCCATCCACTCAATAGGGAAGAATAAAATGGAAAAGCGATTTGAGTTTATTGATGCTTGGAATATGGCGGCGAGCCTTTTGGTTCATCAGTCGTTTGAATCGAATCAGGCTCGGGTCGATGCGTTGGCTGATTTAGCGGTGCGCCTTTACATTCGGTATGAAGGTTTTCGCCAGCAGTTTCTTGAGATTGAAGCTGAGTATGAAGAGAATCAATCTTTAAGCGATGCAAATCGTCTGAATTGTCTTTCTGCGCTACGTGACTTTTTAAACGATATAAAATCAAAGACGTGATGATGGCTGTAATAAATGCCACAAGTGTGCTGATAAGTAAGCTCATTTTGTTTCCTTTTTAGTCGATTTGTTGAATTTGGGGTGTGAGAATCCGCCGCAGGCTTAAAAAAGTGCGGTCGGATTTTGTGGTGTTTTACGCGTTAAAAGATATTTTTTTAATTTGCGTTAGTGATGGATTTTCTATTTGTTGTGCGAGCAGTTTTTCGCCCTCGTGTAAAAAATAAGAAAATTCACTAAGTAGGCTGTTTGCACGGCTGGTAAGCTCGTTGCTTCGGTAATGGCGAGCTATGCCGAGTAAAGCAAATTGTTTTTCTTGATAGCAAATAACTTTCTCTGCCAGTTTTTGAGCCAGTTTTGCATGTTTCATAATGGCATCGAAAATATATTCAGGGATAATAACTTCTTCGCCTTTTTTAAATAAACCATCAAGATTTAGGGTAAGAAAGTGAATGTATTTAATGGCTTGAGAAAGTTGTTCTTGAGAAAGTTCATCAATGTGTTCGACGCCAAATTGTTGATGAATCAGTTGATAAACTTCAGAATAGATGAGCCCTTTTTTATTCACTAAGAAGCTGACGGCATTGCGTAAGCCAGTGCGGTCATCGACGGTGGTTTTTTGTTGCGGTTGGTTGCGGTGCATTGCTAAGAACGCACGTAATACGATCAAGTGGAATTTCGGGGAAATCCACATTGCGTAGGCGATTACAAGTTCTTCGCAGGCGTAAGTGCCGCGATTTACACCGCTACGGAATGATTGCAGGATATTTTCTTTGTCGGTTTCTTTTTGAATTTCAGAAATCAATTCTTGAGTGGCATCAAGGCGAATAAATAATGAAGGCTGATGTTTTGCTTCAGCACCACTAGCAATGTGAAGATCGTTTAATGAGTAAAGGTTTTCAAAAGTACGAATTGCAGTTTTAAGAATGGTTAGATTTGACATCTTTTTATACCTATTGGATTAAGTTGATAATCCGAACACTGTAAGTAGGGTGATCGGGCTTCACTTACACCGCCAATAGTCGGCTGGAGCTTATTCAAGTGTATTGTATATCGCTCTCTCGACCCGATCATAGTGTTCTACAGATCTGTAGATCAGATTTATAGGCATAAAAAAACCGCTATGCTATCGGGTGCGGGATACCGCTATTGGTTTTGTGTAAGTGCGGTAATCATAATCCGATATGAGCGGTGTTGTCAAGGTCTATATTAGACAAAATGAAAAATAGAACTCTTTCCCTTGTATAATCTACAAGTTCAAAATCAGGTATTTCATCAAGGCTATACTCATTCTTAACCCATTCTTCTCTTCCTTCTGAAATAATTTGTTTTTCAAAAATAACTTGTTTAACAAATTTACTTTTTTTAAGCCTATCAATATCATTTAAAGAAAATAATATAGTTCGCTCAGTGTATATCAGATTTTGGCAAAAGAATTTAGGATCAAAATTTAGTTGTTCTATATTGGAAAAACATTCTACAAAACTTCTTGTATATTTAGCTCTGGTATTTAGTCTTAATGTCCGTTTTTCTTCTAAAGATAGAATGTCTTTGCTATATTTGAAATTATCATTAACCAACTCACTAGCAAGAAATGATATTTTCTCTTTTTTTATAAAATCATACCGAGATAAAGCATTTTCTATTCTTAGCTTTAATTGCTTTTCAAACTTAATGATGTCTTTAGGATCAGCAGGGATGGTTATTTGAGCTTTAAAGGCTTCAATCTCTTTTTCTAGTTTAATTTTATCATTGTTATTTTGAAAAAAATAAGAAAATAACTTTTTAAACATACCGCAACCTTAATTTAGATACAAAAAAAGCCACTTAATTGTGGCTATCGACTTTCTGTTGAAAGTGGGGGTATCTTAATCCGAAGTTTGGGGCGGTGTCAAATGTTTAACGGTATTTATCTGCCTCTATCATTGTTTTCAATTCAATCACTTTTCCCATTAATGCGAGAATAAACAATTCTTTTTCTTGTGCGTTCAGCTGTTTATAATGGGTATTGAGAAGTAATAATGCATCAGGCGAATTCAAATCCTGATCTATTTTTAAAATATATTTATTGAGGTTCATATGATTACCTTTAGTCATGATTGTCCATACTGTAAGAAAAAGAATGTAGCCTTTGAAGTGGGCGATTTTGGAAAACGTGAACAACGTCATGCTGGCTATGATGTTATCGCCATTCTTGGCACCTGTAATAATTGTGGTGGCGGAATTGTTACCAATGTTAAAACCTCCCGATTTAGGGGCGATCTAGGATATGGGCAGTCAGAATCTGAGCGCATTCAGCACATCTTAGAAAAACATCATGGTGAAAAATATTCACTTGAGGAAATTTTGCCGCGTCGTGAATTTGTTTTTTATCCGCAGCCAGCAAAACCTGAAATTCCAGAATATTTACCGCGTGATTTAGAACATGCCTTTGTGGAAGCGGAAGATTTGTATGGCTTGGTTGAAGAAAACAAGTTTATCAAACAAGCTGGCAGTTCATACCGTGCGATTATTGAACTTGCTTTATCAAAATTGGACAATAACCCACAAGATAAAAACCTTAATCAGCGAATTAATCAACTTGCAGATCAGGGGAAATTATCGCCAAGTATGAAAGATTTTGCACATCGTATCCGTACGTTAGGGAATGGTGCTTCGCATGCGTTACTTGAATTTTCTCCTCAAGATTTAGAGGATATTCGGTTATTTACTCGATTATTCCTCATTTATGCTTTCACGCTTCCTGCTATGATTCCAAAGGAAGAAAGTTAGATAAAAAATACCGCCTTTCGAGCGGTCAGTGGAGTAGTGCAATCAGTCTATGCTGATTTTGTCTAGAATAGAGTGCCTTTCTTTATACTTGTAAGGCTCAAGCCCTTATTGTCACCACAACACATAAGGAATATAATTTCCCCAACCACAACACAAATAAGGAGAAATTATGAATAAAGCAAAAGCCGATACATTAGCATTGCTTTTGGCGAGAGATATTGCTAAAACATCTAGCTCATCAACAGCATTGCCATTTACCTACTTAAATCGAAATTCAGCTGAGAGCATTGCTGATTTTGTTGAGATGTTATCAAAACGCTTTGAAGCATTAGATGATAGCGTATCACTTCCTCATATTCTCAATGCTTATAAGAATCAATCAGATAAATAGCATCACAAATTGATTTGGCTAGTTTATCTGGGGGAAAATTAGTATTTTTTGCTGCACTTTCTAATACAGCCTGTTTGATTAGTTCTTTATCGTTATCAGATAGGCTGTTTTCTTGTTTTTCTTCCATTTTTAACCTCGTTTGTTTTATTGTTACCATTTCAAAACACACTTCATCTATCATTCGCAACGGTTTCACGTGCCGTTGTGTCTCTGTACTAGCAAATGTGTTTTGAAATATCCACATTGGGATATTCGCCTGCTTGAGCTCCACTTTCGGCAACTGCACCGTTTTTCACTGGCTTTGCATGGGCAGACTTTAAAACTCACTCTTCACTAAGTAGGTTAGGGCTTTCAATCTAACGACCGCTTAGCACCGTTGGGCTTCCGTCTGCGCTTCCGCCGAGTGAGTTTCTTTAACCAAATTGTTTAAAATTTGTGATGAAAGTCACTGACTTACATAAACTTTTTAGCTATTCTTGTAATCAACCTTGATACTTTCGATAGCGGATTTTCAGGAATGTAAACTGAAAGGTGAATCTCGCCGTCAACAGTACCTTGGGACATTGCTTTTAGCTTTTCTTCCGCTTCTTCGAATGAATGGGCGTAAACATCTGTCGCCCACCTTTTGCCGTCGAAGTAATAAGAAATCGCATAGCGTTTCATTTCATCTTGCATAAGGAATTACCTATATGTATTTTCAAATATTTAAAGGTGTAAATAATCAGTGGTATTGGCGACTAAAAGCCGCTAATCACGAAATCATTGCCGTTAGTGAAGGTTATACAACCAAACAGAACTGCCTACATTGCATTCATCTTGTTATGGACACTAATCGCAATACACCAATTTATGAATCTTAGTAACCTAGCCCTGTTTATCGGGGCTTTTTTTCATCACAATTTTTAAAGAGCGTTGAGATGTTGGTTATATGTATCTCGTTTTGACGACATTGATTTTAAGTTATCTTAAATACATAAGCAACAAAAATTTAAGATTTTTTTATTATTTTATTTAAGTAAACTTAATTGCATAGCCCAAAAGCCACTTTGTGGCTTTGATTTATGCGTATTTTTGAGTGTATTGAAGTGCGGTTTGGAGAGAATTCAGAAAGGATGTCACATATTGTGGATTATTTTGCAGCCAGTTTTCGTATAGTGACTTATTTTTGATAAGATGCTGGATTTCTGGAGATTGATACCATTTCTTAAATAGCTTTCTAAGCGGAGGCTTTTCTTTTACTACATCGGATCCTCTATATTCATTAATGACTTGAACTAAATCAAATTTTTCCCCGGTATTAATATCTAACCTTGTTGTGATATCTAATGAAGTCTGCAATGAGATGATCGTTGATTTGGGTATTTCATTCATTTCCCAAAACGAATCTTCTTCATCTTTATTTAGTAAGTACTCGAATAGTAACTGATCGGGGGGGAGTTCTGTTGGCAAGCATACTACATTTGTATTGTTGATGAGATATTCATCTGTGCGATTATCTCCATCAAGAATAATAAGTGATTTTTTCGTAAACTCTGGAATATTATTTTTGATAAATTGTTTGTAGTTTTTACAGCCTATATATATGTCGTCAAGTATATTAAGTTGTTTTTTAATGGTACTATCATTACATAATTTATGTAAAAAATCTCTTGCCTCTTGATCTTCGGTATAAACATTTATACCTTTTGGCGAAAGATATTCATCTGGAATGCAGTCTTGTATATCCGCTTTCATTTTATCTATATCTGAAAGCAGTTTTATTCTTCCATACGCATTTGTTAGATAATGAACCTTGAAATTATTTTCTTGCTCTTTCCTTTTACTTGATTTGTAAAGTCGCTCCATTATCTCAATGGAATGAGATGTAATAATTACCTGTAATTGCAGTTCTTTCGAGTATTTTTCTAGTAAGTTAAGTAGCCTAATTTGTACCGCGCAGAAAAGAGCTGAATCTAGTTCATCAATTAAAATAATCCCTCCTTTATAATTATCTCCCATGTCCTGTTTTAATTTCTTAAACGAGTAAATTGCTTGCAATATCTGGCCAATGTTATCTTCTCCCACTGATACCGATTGATGATCATAACTGTCAGAATGAGCTACAATAGAATTTACTATACCCAAGGTTGTAGTTACTTGAGAAGATCTTTTGGCAAGTATATTGTTATTATCTTTCAAAAAATCTTTGATGTTGTCCTGAATAAATTTTTCATTTTCTTTTTCTTCATATTTTCTTTCTGAAATAGGAAACATTCTTTTCAATCCAAGATAAATTACTGGGTGAGTTACCGCTCTGTCAGTATCTTGGTTATTTCTAAGTCTAGAACGTGGAACCAGCTGCCCATTTTTATTCGTCTCTTGAGTTAGGCGTAACTGTAATTTATCTAGATAAAGCTGATTAATTGCATCATAGACTTCAATGTTAATATCCATTGTGCCTGTAAGATCATACTTTTCAGATAATCTAAAATGTTCCGTTGCATAGGATATAAACTTTTTTCCTGTTAATGTTTTATATGGAATGTTTAAGAATTTTCCTTGTTCATCTACCTGAGAGTAATCTTTATTAAAAGAAAAACATTGTGCAATAATCCCTAGTATTGTTGATTTACAAGTTCCATTTCTACCAGCGATTAATGTAATGTTATCCGCAATAGATAAGTCAATTTCTTTTAACCCGCGGAATGATTTTATATATATTCTTTTTATCTTAGTAAGAGCTTTATCTTTTATCTCTTTAGGAATTATTATTTCTTTTTGAATTGGTGGAGCATATTCATTTATTTCATTCAATAACACTTTAGGAATTCTTCGTTTCTTTATAACTTTTATCGTTGAATCTTTTCTTTGTCTATTAGAAGTTAAACTCAATGTTTTCATTTTTTCAATCATCCCCTTGCCCATAACTTATCTCTTTCTTCTGTAAATTCGATGCTCCACCATCGTTCCTATAATTGATATTTGTTGCTTTAAGCTAGACATTTTAGGGTAATCTGAATTTAAAGGAATTAATTCAAATTGAGTTCGACCATATTCATCTATTTCTAGGGGGCGATATTTTTTAAAGGTTGCTTCATAATCTCCATTAATTGCAACGACAAATTCTCCTGCAACAGGTTGCACCTGTGGATCAATAATAATGACATCTTCCTCTTTAAATTCAGGCTCCATAGAATCCCCAATTATAGAAAGCGCAAAAGCATTTTCAGAAACATCAAGATTTGTAAAGACATAATCAAAATCACCACAACTTTCTTTAAGAGATGATATTCCCGACCATTTTCCAGCTTGAATATAGCTAATTAAGGGGATTTTATTTCCACCAATACTTGCTGGTAATACATTTGACTGCCCATTACCACGCAATAACCAACTAATATCACATTGCAATACGGTTGATAGATCTAAGATATTTTCAGAATTTGGCTTTGTAGTATCTGACTCCCATTGGGATATTGCCACATTTGAGACGCCTTTAATTGCATTAGCTAACTCTTTTTGTGTCAGTTTTAACTCTGTTCTTCTACGCTTAATGCGCTCTCCAATTGTTTCATTGTGCATTGATTACTCCTTGTTTTGTTAAGCGATCTTAACCTTTGTTGCGTTAAAATTCCTTTAATGATAAAATTTAAAGTAATCTTAATTTTCATTTAAGGAATCTTATGTTTAAAGATGATGTTATTGAATTCTTTGGCAACTCTAGAAAACTTGCCAGAGTGTTGAATATTAGTCCAGCCGCTATTTCCCAATGGGGAAAGGTAATCCCTGAAAAAAATGCATATAAATTGCAATACCTAACTAAGGGGAAGTTAAAAGTCGACTCGAATCTTTATTCAAAATCTTGAAAAAAGTCTAAATCTTCCACGGAAAAAGAAAACCACAAAAAGGGGAAAGGAATTATGGCAATGAAACAAACCATTATAGAGATGATTGAGCAGATTCCAGGTGGGAAAAGTGCGGTTGCAGGATTTTTAGGTTTTACTGAAAGCGAATTGAACAATCGTCTTTATCAAACAAAGGGTCAGCGATTCAAAAATGAAGAATTAATTGCGATTCAGCAAGAATATGGCTGCACGCAATTTATTGATGAACTATGCCGTTTGGCTGGTGGGCGTTTTGTACCTGATGTAGCAGAGAATGAATTAGACAAGGTTGAGCTTGCTAATTTACAACTGCACGAGCTTTCCGCACGAGGCTTGTTATTTGCTGCATTAGAAACAGCGTTAGAAGACGGCGAAATCACTTCGAAAGAAGAAGACAAAATACGTCAAGCATTGAGTAAACATTTGGCAGCGACGCAACATTCGATTGAATGTGCGATTGTGTTACACAAGAAATAAAAAAAGCCACGAGGAGATTTCGTGGCTAATTCATTAAGGAATATACAGATGAATCAATTATTAACGATTTCGAAAGAAAACACAAGCACTTTGACGATGAGTAGTCGTGAAATTGCGGAATTAATCAATAAAAACCACAGCGATCTGTGTCGTTCAATCGAAAGACTTATCGCAAAAGAGGTGATTTGGGGGTATCAGCCAATGGCTTACACCCATCCACAGAACGGTCAGACTTATTATGAGTACCATCTAACCAAACGAGATAGTTTAATTGTTGTTGCTCAGAATTGTCCTGAATTTACTGCGGCAATTGTCGATCGCTGGCAAGCGTTGGAAAATCAACAAAAACCAACCGCACTTATTCCGCAATCTTTTTCTGAGGCGTTGATGTTAGCCGCTCAGTTACAAGCAGAAAAAGAGCGTAATGCGCCTAAAGTC